TCAGGTAACCAATTAAAGTTGATTCATACATCTTGGCGTTCTTGTATAAGTTCGCTTGGAATAGATCCGTCTGAGCGTCGTCGTTGGCTTGTTGGAATTCATCATTTGCCCTGCCCACTGATTTGTTGCGTATCTCCGTATTGACGAACAGCGCCGCCTCAACTTCCACATAACCAATCAATGTTGGGATGAGGTAGTCGTCAAGGAGCTCCTGTTCCTTGGCACTGAGTGAGGATGGTATCTTTCCCAATAGTTCTTTATAGAACGGGGTGCCGAGTATCTGTTCGATCTTTGTCTTTTGTACACGCCTGAGCATGATGACCAACAAATCACCATTCACGTTGTCATGTATCAGGCTATTCTCCTTTAGGAATTGGAGTGAAAAGAAAAAATTATTTAATGCGCTCATAAGTGATTATAAATATACGAGGTTTTGCTTCCATTCATGGCGGCAGAAAGGGACATGATTGTCGGTTCCTGTTATGGTCATCCAACCACCTCGGAACCTCCACACGTTTCTCCCCTCTATCGCACTGATCTGGTCGATCTCCTCGCGGGTGTATAGTCTGTTAAGCCCCAACAGGTCAACGCAGAAATCCCTTGATGTGGCGATCACTTCCGGGCCTGGTACTTCTGGACGCAACTCATAGGAGTACAGGATGGAAAGTTTTTCAGCATCGTTGAGAGCTACCTCAATGATCCCCTGTTCTGTGATGGTGCCATCATCGGCAAGGTATCCCCCTGATGTTAGGTTCTGGTAATTGCTTGCCAAGTCCGCTGGGTTAATACCTAAGGAGGTCGAGATGTCATTGAACTCATTTCCGTCCGCTATCATGGACAAGATGTTCATTAGTATCGCGCTGTCAATTGCAAACTGTTGTTTCTTCCATTCAGCTCTCATGGTGGCGTTGCTGAGTTCGATGTCGTCAATGTCCACACCTGTTGTGTGGAGGATCTGAACGTCCGCCCTCTCAATGCCCACCTTTGTAAATTCATCGATGAAACGCTGTTCCTGTGCCTTGTCTTCATCGCTCATGTTGCCCCTGTGCTCTGCGCACTTGTGGCGCCCGAACGCTTGGCCAGGTGCGGCGACAGCATCGCGTGGTATTGGCGCCGTGTCTCCCCCGTCAATTGGTGCAGCTTTTGCAATCCCACGCTTCTCGTTGATTGTGAGAGACTGGAGAACAGCGTTGGCCACGAGTGGTGACAGCTTGTTCAGTGAGTCGGCTATCTCATTGCCCTCATCAATAGCGATGGACCCAGGTAACACAATAGCGTTGAACCCAATCTCACCCTTTAGGTTGTTACACCTTGTGCCGACGTCCTGCAATAGAGACAAAACGGCGGTGCGTCTGCGTTTGAAATAGCTAGCGTTCATTATCTCGAACCCGATCTCCATCTCAGAAGCGTTGAAACTTCCCTCGCCAGGAAGTCCGAATAATGTGCTGGATGTCACTGAGTGACCCACAAGAATGTTAACTCTATTGTCTGCGCTTAGGCTTAAGTATCTAGCGTTGAGGTCGTTGCCGTTGATGTGTTCAACAGTGGTGGCGTTGTCCTTGCCGTTGTTCCAGAGTACCACAGTACCACCAGCCGCGTCCGTTCCGGTTGCGTTCTGGAGCCTTCTTTCGAATTTGTGCTTGTCCTCGTCCTCCTTAGGTCGTCCATTATTCATGTTGATAATGGTGCCCTGGGCAAAGTTGTTGATTATCTCCGAATGTTGGAAGTTAATAACCTCCGAATCCGTTTGTATTGACTTGATCGCGCCAACGTATGGCGGGAATGGGTACTCCCCTGACTGGACTTTCTTCTGCCCTGGAAACAGTGCCTGTTTTCTTGGGGCTTCCCACATCACATAAAACTGAAACGAGTCTTTGTCCTTAAGGTTTAAGGGCTTATATATCTTTACGTCACCATTGCTGTCCGACCAATCAGAGCTGACCGCCAAATCCTCTCCGTTAATCTTGTGGCGGGCAGTCTCAAACGGTATAAGGTCAAGACGTTCGCAACGGTCCTTGCTCATGCTCCACCTTCCACGTAGTGCAATGCTGTTGCCAATCTCCAAATCCAGAGACATCTCCTCAGCTAAATCATCAAGGGTGCCGGGTGCTGTTCCGTTTTTGAAAAACTCCTCCCATGCCTGCTCATCTGCCCCGTCATAGGTCAACCCACCGCTCACTGTGTAAAACACTTTTGAACGGATTATCCCCGAGTGTATAGGTGACGAATAAAACAATGTATTCAACCATTGTGGGTAAAGATTATTTTTGCCCCATGTTATAATTTCGTTGCGCGCGTCTTCTGTCTCGACTGGGTACTCTGTCCTACTAGCTCGACCCATAAGAAATGGCAATCCAGAGGCGTGGCTTGATTGTGGGTTTTTGTTGCCCCTGTTCTTCTTAGCTCGTGGCATATATCTTGGCTGTTAATTCCGGGGCGTCATATACTTGACCTGATGCCGGTGTTTCTAATATCATCATTAATCCAGTTTCCAATAGGTTCATATTCTCCACATCAGTGGAAACAGCGTCGTCATTCTCATAGATGTCGTACCTATACGTTCCGTCCGGCATCTCTAAATCCGTTGGGAGTATTAGATCAAACTCTCCATACCTGGATGTCCCCGTGTTCTTCCGGATCAGATACGCGGAGTACTCGTTCTTGCTCTGGATCTCCTTGAATAAAAAGAAATAGTTTGGCGCCTCCAATTCTGCAATCTGGACAGCGTCCACACTAACTCTATTCGTTGTATTTTGTTGTAGATAGATCGGCAAGGTGTACCAAATTTAGTCAATCATTTTGACTAATTCAACAAGGTCGCCTTTTTTAGCGTTGGCGTCGTACTCGATTCCAGCATCATCAAGGACGTGGCGGAGCTCCTCCTTGGTCATCGCTTTGGTCTGGTCTACTTCCACCATCTCAACGATAGGGGCAGCCACAAACAACTCAACGCGTCCATCCGCTCTCAATGCGTGGGCATTATCATCACAAATCTCAATCATTCTGTTGAGTATTTTCGAATAGGTCATCTGACCAATAAATTCCTTTTTTAACATCGCTCTGTGTTTTAACAAAAAAGGGGTTGGCGGTTCATGCCCGCCAACCCCCTTTGTTTAAATGGTTATATTTTCCCGTTATGAGTGGGCAGTAAGGAGTGCGGTAATGATCGCGGCATCAGTTATAATTGGTGCAACATCATTCTCATCTCCTGCAAAGTTGAGCGTCCAACCGTTCATATCTGTCCCGGCTTCTCCGGATGCACCGTCACCAGTTGTGACAGTCATACCATTGAGTTGACCGAATAGCTTTGTTTTCCCATTACGGAACTCCACCACAACGTGATGGTATCCTTTTGTAATAGTGTTGACCAGTTGGTCAGTTGCCAGTTCATCATCTTTCAATTTGACCTGTCCACCTTGTATGGTAGTTGTTGAGCCGTTTGCACGGTCACCTGTTGGGGTCTGAGTAAAGGATGCAGAATTCACATCAAATGAGAAACGGTAAGCCGTTAGATTTGACGTAAGGGCGGTAACTGTGCCGGTGCCGTCAACAGTCAACAGGTCTAGGTTGCTTGATTCGATTGGAATTATAGACTTTACGCCGCCTCTATTTCGGCACGCTTGTTTTGAGTATCCAGTTGTAATTTCACAAGACATAATATTTTGTTTTGCAAGATGGGGAGACATCCGCCTCCCCTTCTTAAGTTAGTTATTAGGATGCTCCCATTACTAGGCGTACGAAATACTTTCCGAGTACGTGCTGAACGCCGCCTCTGAACTTTACGCCGAAACGCATCTTTTCATCAGTGTCGTTGTATTTAGCCTCATAGCCGTTTGCATCTCCTGCCGTGTCTGTTCCGTAGAACATGTAAGGATAAACCCAAACATACACCTCACCGGTGTCATCGAGCTGCGGGTAACTTCTCACCATGGTACGAGTACCAGGAAGCATGAACGAAATCTCGCCATCCTCATCCTTAAAGTCTACTTCTGCACTGAAATCCTTGTCGTTCCAAACTTGCTCCAGGCAATCTTTTGCAACTTGGTAATCACATACAATCTCGTGAGCTACGTTGTTGTTCTTAACATCTCTGTGGATTGTACGTTCAACCAATCGAAGTACATCATATGCGTTCGCGCTGGTGATCGTAGGCGACTGCGTGTATGCTGCAATTACAACAGTTCCGTCAGCCGTTAGATTTTTTCTGAACCCGTCAAAGAACACAAGGTTTGGATCAACAGAAGCTGTATCACCGTTGATGGCGATGTCCTGGATTCTTGCCTGCGTTTTCTTCATGTAGTACGCTTGCATGACTGCCTCAAGCGGCATTGTCTTATCCTGGTTGTTTGCACCAGCTGCGTTGAGCAATTGCCCCCAAGTACTATTTAGATCTTCGTTGCAATAATCCTCTTGCACTTTCATGCGTACAGTTGTGAGTGTCTCACCTGTGAGAACCACACCACCTGATGGTGTCCATCCACAGCTTGTGGCTGCTTGCAGGGTTACATTAGATGCAAGGAGTTTAATTTCCTCAGAGCCTTTGTTACCTTCTTGAACTGCGATACGTGAGAGGAATAATGATGAGGCAATTAAGTCCTCAATGTACTCCTGTGATTGTTCATCTGTGAACGGGTCAAGCGCCGTCACATCCCAATCAAATCTTTCTTTGATGTTTTGCGAAAATGATTTCATAATTTCTATTATTTATTGTTTTTGGGTCTGACCCGTTATTACTTTCTATTTGGGAACATGATGTCCTTGTAGGACGTTTTTCCCGCGTTTGGTTTCTTCTTGCCGCCACCGTTGTCCATCTCCGCCTGGAGTGCGACACATTGCTCAGACTTCTCAGTCAACTCAGTTGAGAGGGTTTTCTTTTCCTCTTTGAGTGCTTTGATCTCTGTGTCCTTGGCTGACATTGCTGTCTTCTGGGTTGCTTTGAATTCGCTCAATGCTTCCTCGATAGCTTTCTCCATCTCTTCATCACTTGGTTCGGCGTCAACCTTCTCAAGCTCTGTGATTGTCCCAGTGTTATCCACTGAGAACGTGACGGTCATGTCATCCATTTGGATGGCATGGTTTCCTTCTGGGGCTTGAATGTTGTTTCCTTCCTCGTCCTGAATGAATACGGCTGTGCCAACTTCCAGCTCTCCCTCCCAAAACAACTCAACACCATCCGTGGTGTTTGCTGATTCGAATGTGACAGGTGTGTCGTCAGAGGCTAAGAACTTGTGGACCGCCGCTTTAATGTTTGCAAATTTTTTCATTTTGTTTTTGTTTAATTCCTTTTTAAATCCTTCTGTTCCGTTGCCATCGATCATGATCACAACGCCATCGCTGTCCACTTGTATGGGTGTACCGTCTGTAAGGAAGTACTCGCCTGAGCGTAGTATCTCTGGGTTACCTTCTCCCCACATGTCAACGGTTAGCTGTTGGCCTATTTCGATACTGTCCTCCAATACCTCAATCACGTGTTTCATCACCTCAACAACTGTGGCCTGTTTATCCTTGTTGTGCTTTGCTTTTACAAGCTCCACCTCAAACAGATCAAACCATCCCTCAATTGAGAACCCGGTGATGTTGCCCTCGATCACATCCTTCTTTATGCTCTCCCATTCCTTCTCATCGCTCACGAAGTAGGCGGCCATCATTGAACCGTCTTTCAACTTCTGATCCTTGAAAATGTCCGGGGCATGGACTCCGAGTTTAGAATCAACATACCAAAGCGAATCAAGCTGAATGCCGTCAACAACTTTGGACATGTCGTGATCTATGTTCACATTGTGCATGTGCTTATTAGCCAACATCTTTTGGCCGATCTTTCGAGAGCTGTCTTTGTCAAAGTATACGTTGTATTCTGTGCCGTCCTGATCTTTCCTGTATATAGGTTGATCAACGGCAATAGCAACGCCCATGATGATACGCTTCTCGTCATCGAACGAGAACTCCATCTTTGGCTGTTCGTCCTTTGAGAAGGTTACAAATGACTTACCATGTGCGGGGTGTTTAACCAAGCCCATGAAATCCATTCCTTCTGTTGAATCGGTAACTATCATTTTGTACAGTGGTAGCATCAGGTATAAGAGTTTTACAAATTAGGTTTTCCGTTTTCGCTTAGTCGAGGGTACGGATGACTTCGATCTTCTGGGTTGTGTTCTGGACGTTCGAGATGTCAACAGCACTGACAACCAACTTTGGTTGACCCGGTGCATCACCACCCAAGAATGGAGCGGTTGCATTTATCGAATCATCATTCCCGGCCCCTGGACTTGAACCGCCTTGAGCAGACGATCCCGCAACAGTTGGAATGGATGCCGAGCCAGAGCCCTGAAACTTAGCTGAACTTATTGCGGCAATTTGCGCGGCTGTAATTAGACCGGCGGACGCTATGCCCGCAATCCCCAATGGAGATGGTGGTGGTCCGAATTTGGCTATTGCCTGGATGGCAGCCTGTGCGCCTCCAATCAATGCCCGTGCAATGTTGAGCTTCTTCTCGCGCTCGAATTGTTTGCGCTCTATGGCCTCACGCTTCTGAGCGTCATCTCCAGCCTTGTTGAGTTGCATCTCAGAAAATGCAGAATTCAATTCCCCGAATGTTTCAACCCCTTGGCTCAGTGTGTCCAACTCCTTGGCGGCGTTGTCCAGTTTAGTCTTAAGAGCAATGTCATCCTTCTCCTTGGTTATCTTTCTCCACTTCTCTCTGACCTCCTCAATCTTTCGCGCGTTCTCCTCTGTGAGCTCCTGTTCGAGTTCGTCAGTGAGGATGCCCTCAAGTTCCAGTTGTTCCATTCGTAGAGCGAACACCGCCTCATTGGCTGCAATCTCTTTATCTGCTCCCTCCATCATTACCTCAATACGTAGATCCTGACGGGATCGCATGATTGCAAGCTCCTTGGCTGTACGCTCATCGAACGCGGCCTCCCTGATCTTGATGATATCATCCTCTGATTTCTGGGTGAGTAGTTTCTCCAGTTCGGTTGTGAGTTGTCCGTCCGTTTCTAACTTGGCAATCTTGGCGTCAAACTGTGCCTGTCTTTGTGAAACCGCTTTCTCCTCACCCTCGGACATCATTTCAATGATCAAACCATCAACCATGTTCTGGGCTGCGATCAAGTCAGAGATCCTTTTCTCCTCCGCTTTCTTGGCGTCGTCCGCGTCCTTCTTGGCGTCTGTTCTTCGTTTCTTGCTGGCTTCGTCCCTCTTTTTGTTTCGCTCATCCTCTGCGTCTGACGCCTCACTCATTGCCTGTTCTGTCGCTTCTATCTCTAAGCGGTTGGCCTCCAGTGGTTTGGCTAGTTCGGTGATGGCGTCGATCTCCTGATTAATCAAATCAATCTGGCGCTCCCTCTCGACGTTACCAGACTCTAACGCCTTGGCAACTTCCTCCTCTTGTGTTGTTGTGCCTAGTAGGACGCCATTCGCGTCTACGGATACCGTGATAAACTCACTGAGCTGGGTATTTCTTAACTCTAATATCTTCCTGTTCTTCTCGACGAGTGTCTCCTGTATTGCCTCCGCTTTGGCTTTGTTGTTCAGTGCCTCAACGTATGTATCAATCAATGCGGCGCCCTCCTCTGTGGCTATGTTCTGGAGTGTCAACCATTCCAGGTAAGCGCCGCCAATTTCCTTGGCTTCCTTGAGTGCTTGGTTGCGTACTTTCGTTGATAGTGTTTCGTCCTTTATTGAGTTGACAAGTAGGTCCAGCTTTGTCCGCTGTGAGACAGTGGCCTCTCCCGCTGTTTTAATGGCGTCATTCCATGCCTCCTGTTGCACTGCCGCTTTGTCAATTCCTTCCTCTGCATCACCAAACGCATTGGCGAGCAATACAAGCCCACCGATTAACGCACCTATCCCGACAATCATTGAGATGATAGGGTTGGCGAGTATAGCCTTATTCCATAACCACTGGGCAGCGGTCACAACACCCGTGACTGCAATGTCCTTTTTCTTTGCCTTGGTCTGTATGGTCACCGCCTTGGTTTGGGCAGACGACCAAAACGCTTGAGCTTTCTGAACTAGTACGGATTCCTTTTCAAGTGACATCCTGATCTGTTCAATACTTAACAGGAGGCCGTTAGCCGCTTCCAGTTTCACCATTGTCTGGAGTAGTTGCTCATTCTCCACACCCAACAGGGCAATGGTTGACTGAAAACCCTGATACCCAGCTACCACCGTGCCGCCTAATTGGAGCGCGGCCTGTAAGTTTTGACCATCCTTGGCGAGTTGTTGCACCTCAGTTGATAGGCCATCAATCTGATCCTTCATGGCTCCAGCTCTCTGGAGTGCTTCCTTCCCAATAGGGGACTCTCTCCCGGCTGTTGCTGCTATGTTGACATAGCTCTCCATGGCTTTGGTCATGTCCTGAACAGACAGGGCGTTCTCCTCCACAATGGCATTGATGGCCTTGAAATTTGCCGCCGTCTTCTCTGCTACATCAGACTTTGATATATTCCTCAGATTCTTCTCAATCCCGGTGAGTGCTTCCTCGACGGTTTGGAGTTCCTTAACTGAGTCCCCACCGTCGATGTTGACCTCAATCTCTATTGCTCTCACTGTTGTTCCTGCCATGTTATTCTATTTAAATAGGTGTTTACAGTTGAATGTAAATAGGTTGTACTTCTTTTTTTTAATCTCGTCGAACCTCTGAAAAAATGTGTCCGGGTTGATGTTCGTGTCCTCAATGATGTCCGTGGGCTTGATGACTTTTCCCGTCATTATCGGAGTGCTACATCCCTTTTTAAATCTCATCACCTTCCCTGCGTATGTGTAACGGACTGAGCATTTCGGGCTAAATGATATAGTCACCCCTAACAACGTCAAAAGGTCGTTAGGCTTTGAGTATATCGCTTGCACCTTGTCCGGGTTGTATTCACTACCTTTTAACCTTTTCCACTCGTACCGCTTATGAAATATCAAAATATAGACTAACAAAATCACGGAGATGTACAGGAATGAATTGAAGTAATCCGCAGTCCTCACCCCTGACGCTCTCAGCGAATAGTCAATAAAATCATAGGCCGCTCCTATCATAATCGATGAAATCAAAAACAGATTCAACACGCTTTTTTTTGAGTTCCGAAATATCACCACCATGCACATCAACTGAAATAAGGCATTGAGAACGTAATACAACATACCAACCTCTAACGCATAGGGTAACCAATTCATCGAAATGAATATCAAACAAATAAAGATCAATTTCTCGGTGGTGGTTTTATTGGTTTGTTGTTTCTCCAGTCCTCGCCATTTACGGTGATAGTGGTTTTGTTTTCATCCTCAACGACTGTGACCTTATCGCCTAGATCATCAATGGCTTCTTTTATTTTCCTGATTGCTTTGTCTTCTTTTTTCATGCTTAAAGTATTGCTATGTATGCGATCAAATCCTTCACAATTTCGTCGTGGATTTCTTGAGTATAACCGTTATCAATGTCTACCTGTGTGATGGTGTTTATCTCATTTTGCATGATGTACAGAGCCGGGACCCAGTCACCATTGTTCAGTCGATTCGCCACGCTTTCGAGCTTGTGATAACAATAGTTGATATTTGCATCCGTCAGGTCGCCAATCTTATAGCGCAATCCAAAATATTTGGCTTTGGCTTGGAAAAAATAATCCTTTCCATCGATCTGCATTTGCTCAAACAGGGGCATCATCTCAGAAGATGGCGCCACATCGTCGATGGTTAGACCTGAATAATACGCCTCTATCTCTGACTGTTGTGCTTGTGCCGGTTCGGGGTCAAAATAAATCAGAACCTTTTGTCCTACCGTGAACCCTTTGAAACTTAGCACATAATTCTCATGCAGCCAAGCCGAAAAGAATTTCAAATTTGCAGCCGTGTTGATTGTTGTTATTTCTTGTTTATACATTTCTTTATACTTTTACACATTGGTCCATTTGCCTCAAAGTCACGGCAAATATTTGGCCTATTATCGTAAACACTACACAACCTCGACTCAACATCAAGCAATTGACAAAAACCGTCCGGCCTCTGTTTTATCACTGCGAATGTGTCGCCATTCATCTCATCAAGAAAGTCCCGCCTGTTTTCGTATTGGGGGAACTTATTTATAAACACCTCGGACCTCGTTGTCATTGAGTCAATGTGGCCCAGTTTTTCCAGCGTGTCGAATTCCTTTTTTGTTATGTCTACCTCCAGCGAACAACAACTCGACGCGCACCCGCTGCATGGTGTTATTTCCATGTTGCAATATAAATTTGTCCAGCCGTCCATGTTGTGGAGTCTCCCAATGTGGACAAAAACAGATGGACCACATCACCCGATGTTAGAGCAACATCTCCCCATGTCCCTTGAATCCCGTTGGCTTTGTTCTTTTTTGCCTGTTGGTTTTGTTGATAAGGGACCGGCCCTATCACCGCTCCGCCTCCTGTATCAATTCCGTATATCAACTCAATGGCGCCGGTGTCTTTGTTGAGATCGGTGCCGATGTTAACCATCCCATGAATGATGTAGTTTCCTGTTTCAATTACAGTGATTTCAAGGGTCCCCACTCCGGGCACACATTCCAACGGTGACCCATAAGCGGCGTTTACTGTTCCGCCACTCGTGTTGGTTGCCATTTGTTGATACCTTGATTCGCCGCTCGCACCCGCAACTCCATAAACGGTGTCCGTTCCGGTTGAATCTCTCCGCGTGTACTTGTCGCCGTTGTTGCTGTCATTAAAAAAGAAGAAATCCCCGGCGGCGGGGTTGCCAATTACCAAGCCGCTTGCGGTTCCCATTTGAATCTTTGCCATCTTATCTCAAAATTAATTCTCCGTTTATCTGTAAATCGCCGTATATTTGTAGGCCATCCCAGTTGGTCATTTGTTTATTAGTTTGTACCACAACAGTCTCAGCGATTGGTATCAAGTAAAATCCACTATGGTGATCGGTTCCCCCTGCAAAAGGAACGCCGTTGATGTATATCACATCACTCTCTAACGCTGTTGTATTGTCTCCAAAGATAACCACATTTTTTAATGGGTCGGGTACTGTGTTATTATCTCCGTTTATTAATATGTTCTTTGTTTGACCGCCTACACTGTTATCCGTTCCGCTCGTTTTGATTGTGTCGGGGTATTGGTTGGTAACAATGTCGGACTGCTTCATCTTGGTCAACGTGCCGAGTGTGAACGTTGCCGGGGCATCACCTTCTGGAATTCGTATCAACTCGCATAGGGTTGTAACTGGTGACTCTCCGTTCCCGTTGTATTCCTTTACCTCGTTGATCCGGTATATGATCCCGTCAATGTTCCAAAGGTTGCGCAAAAACTCGCCTTGGACATCTCCGTCGTTTAACTTCATGTACACCTTTAGGAGCTTGGAATCCCTTCCCGTCAACTCACGGACAAATCTATCATGGTATTCAGTGAAAAGCCCGCTTGTTGTGTACGCTGTCAGATTGTAAAACACAACCTCGGGGGGAGCGAAATTGAAATCAAACGTGGGGGATGTTAGATCATCCAGGTGGTGAGCTAGTCCGTATTGAGTTTTTGTTTGTGCCACCCCTGTGTTGGAGTTCACCAAATCCCATGAGGATGAGGTGAGAACCTTTTTTCCTAGATTGAAATAAACGCGAGCCTTACCCCTGTATGGTTCAGTCGTTCCGTTCACCTCATCATATGAAATTATTCTCGGGATTATCACCTCCGTTGTGGCTATCTGTACGGGGATCGACTGAGCGAATGGCAACTGGTAAACCTTTTGCCCCGCTTTGAAAGTTGATGGCACCTGATAGGTGTAGTCTCCATAGTCATGGCCCCGCTCATCAAAGTACTTTTGTTTGTAGTAGTCTCGATCCTCAGCAAATCGGAACACATACTCGGCGCCCTCGATATTTGCGGCAGCCTCAATGCTCAACGGCTTCGCGTAGTCCACTTTGTCACTCATGTTGATGGCCTCGTCAGTGCCTTTGTAAAAGTCTGCGAGCGGCTCGATCTTAACCACGCCCCGGCTGTCTGGTTCTCCTATGTATAAATTGAACGCCTTTATAAAACCATTCAACAATTCAGAGAGTTTCAACGGCGGCAAATAGGTTGCAACGTTCACAGTGTCGCCATCTATTATCTCCGCCTGTGTACACGCCAAGTCAAATGCAAACGTGTTGTTCAGGTCGAACGTGTAATCAAACGACGCTGGGAGGTCTGCCGCCTCAACGGCTGTGGCGTTCACTGAATTGTTTTGTAGTGTGAACTCAAACTCCAAAACGTCATTTGTATTGAGGTACAGGTCAAGGTCAATATCCAATACCATACTGGTTCCCGACTGAGCGGGGACGCTGTACTGTTGGGTGACCACGTGAATGGCTGCTCCGTTTCGTTTAACCTTAAACAATATCCGCCAAAGTGGGGAGGTGGTCAAGGTCGTGCCGCCAACAAAGCCAAATGTCACAGGGATTGTGGCGTCAATAGAGAGGTGATATGTGGCTGTCCTTGCGACTGTCAGCTTTCCCGTTGCCGCGTCGTACTGTGTCAGGGGATCATCAACGAGCGAGGTGGTAACAACTGTATTGTCCGAGACTTTGACAATCTCATTAAATGCATATTGTCCTTGGACGTGTTGGACCTGCAAGGAAACCGGTATGATGTTTAGGTGAGGAGACACAACAACGCGGGACAGGCTGCCGTCTGCCGTGTGGTTGGCGTGGCGGTCTGCTATCTCAGCGGGTTGTAATAGTATCTTATCACCTCCACCTGTTCCAATGGCTAAACTTTTGAACCGTGTAGTGTTCATAAAGTTGGAATCAATGGTCTGACCCACCAAAGCGAATGAACGATCAAAAACGTCTTTGATGTATACGTGTGGGAACAGTTCGTTTGTTCGGTACTCCAAAAGGTTTGGACTGAATCCGTAATCAATTAAGGGGTACCAATAACCAGAGCCAACAGGCGCCGACCATGTGGCCTCAATGTTTGGAATTGAGAGGGTGTGGTTTAAGTCTGTCCAATCCAACTCTGGGAGCGTGCGATCTTTAAGCGTTTGGAACAGATCCACTACCTCTGAATATAGTATCACGTTGAACGTGTAGTTCCCTCTGTCAATCTCCACGCTATCCAATACCGCTGACCCTTCAAAGATCAATGTATCGTACTGGAAGAACTTGGCAGGATAGCGGAGCGTTGGGTCAAAGTTGAACCCCACCCCGTCACCTCTCACATCCGATGAGCCGAGATTCCAAGCACTGAAAAAAAACTCTTTGTTTGATTGGGTCCCAGGTAAGGTGAACACCTCAGATCCGTTTCGCTTTCGTGACTGTGGATTCTTAGCGTCAGCAATAGCGAAATTAAGGGGAGCAACTGCGCGCTCTCCAATCTCAAGGGTTACCCCGTTTATATCTAATTTACCGACCGCCATTTATAATGTCATTGATGTGAAACGCTCCAACACAACAACCAGATCCTCACGGAACTTGGTGTCCTGTTTTGTCGTCTTAAATACATATCTCGATTTAGTGCTCCTCACTCTCCTGAGTCCAACGCTTGGATCTCTGACGTCCTCTATCAACACAAGGGGAGACACTGCCACCTCCGCCTCAAGCCAATTCTGTTCTCCTTGGGTTAACCAGTTGGACCTCAACAACAGTTGGCTGTTCTTAATCTTCTGATAGTCAACAGATCTGCCATTGATGAGATTATACTCAAAGGCGTTGCCGTTCCATTGTCCGAACCTCTTATCATAGGATTTGGATTCAATACTCCCGGACTCGTTTGAGTAGAGGGTGTAGCTGAATGACTCGATTGAGCCAATGGTCGAGATGAAGTGCAAACGCTTTGACGTGTCTCTCCTACATCTTCGATCAATCTCAATGGTGAATGGGTTTGTCGAGAATCCGCCCACGGTGTCCGTGGCGACGACGGTGTATGATGCGGCGGCATCAAGGTTGGCCTGTGTGATAGTGGTGCCTGTAATCAATTGCTGTGGCCCTATACTAAACATGATAGTCTTGGCAAGCGATACGGCAACCGAATCACTCACGCCCGTTGGCGACCCCGTGGAGTCTAGTAGCGTGATGGTAACCTCGTCGCAGTTATCACCAGACAACAGCAATAGGCGCGCCTGTTCGTCGTTTCCACATTTGTATGTGTCCGTAGTGACAGGGAACAGACTAACAAAATCCACGTTACTCGCCTTGAGTACGTAGTCATTAGAGTCAAACGCGATGAAATCGGCGTCTGTTAACTTGGCTTTATATACGGTTATCTGTGTGCTAGTTATATCTGCGCCGTCTGCTATGGGGTTGCCATACCGCTCAATGATCTTGATAGACAGTTCGGCTGTGTTGCTCGCGTCTGTTGAGAGATCGTTCGAGATTATCGGAGAATTACAAAACCGCTCGGCGTAACTCGATGCATTAAACTTGGCTTTGATACCGTCCTCTGGGAACCGTGTCTCCCTGTTGCGGAGTTGCCCGTTGACATATATCTCAACGAGGTATGAGAAATTGGCCTGTGCTGTCTGGTCTGAACTAAATGTCCAGGTGATAGGGTTGCCACTTGGTGAGAAATCGTTTGGCCTTGTGAGTATAGTAACCGCCATTATGTTGCTAATTTGTTTACAATTGCATCCGCCAACCCCTCTGTGAGGCCGGTGATTGTCTCCTCGTTGAGAGCGTCATCAACGAAAAACGACGGCTCGATTCCGTTCTTCTTTATTCCTTGCATGATTGCAAACGCCGCCTGTTCGAAATCCTTATCTGTGGTTAAGTTCTTTGTCTTGTACTCTCCATCTTTATCCACCCAGCTCAATTGCTTGATACCTTGAAACGCCATCCAGTCCTGTATTGAATCCTTGAACGTTGGCGGGTTGCCTGATGGTGTCTGAGCGATAGGTCTGAACAGATACTCAGAACCCCAACCTGTCTCTGTGCCATTGACTCCCTGGTTTACAAAATCCCAATAGTCCTCCATCTCAATGGAGATGATGAGGTTGCCCTCCTCGACCCTCACGGGTTGCGGAGCGATAGACGCCTCAAGTGCGCCGGATGATTTGCGCCCCTTATCGTTGAGCCCTCGTTTGAGCTTTCCAATAGTGATGGCCGTGAACGCCTCAAGGACTCCGCTGACGGCATCCTGTGGGCTTTCCCTCAAGTCTCTCAAGTCTCTACCTAATGCTGCTAAAGGAGAATCCGCCATAATTAAAAGAGTTGCAAACGTTACTTTTTCCTGTGTGTCCAGTTCATATACCTTAGCCTGTGTGAGAACGTGATGATGTTCGTGTCGCTTATCGCGTCCATTGTCTCCCCGTAGAATTGGGACATGCTATGTATCACGTTCTCCCACTCCCATTCGTATACTATTATTTCATCCTCGTCCTCGCTTTCTTTGCCTGCTCCCTCTGTGAGGTCATCATCTCCATCGCCATCATCTCCCTCGCTTTCAATATTCTGGGATACAATTTCTGATACGCGGATGATTTCCGCAAAAAAAAATTGTTGATATCCATGAACGTGGATAAAGGTAGGTGCTCCAGGAAGATCTCAGTCCTGTCTCTGGTTGGGTTTAGTATCTCTTTATGCTCACCCATCTCGGCGTACTTCATGCCTTTCTCGATGTAACACAACGCCGCCATCTTCTCGGGTTCCTTCCTGAAATTGCTGACCCTTACAAGGCGGTGCCATGCTGCCGACATCCTCCCAAAGTTCCTGACGAACGTGTACTCCTTGCCGTCGAGTGTCAGCTCCTTTGGTGGTGGGCTGTATTGGTGGCTTATCAACATTGAGCTGATCGTGGCAAACAAGGCATTGATCCCGTCTATGTCCACATTGATGAGTTCATTCTCCTTGATGCCTGTGTAATCGGAGATGAGTTTGATCTTCTCCATTACGGTTGGGAACCGTACCTCCTTAAAGTAGCCGCCCTTTCGGAGCTTCTGTAAGATGAACCACTTGTCCATCCTCAACTCACTGAGTGGCTGGATTGTTATATTTGATTTCGAAGATTTCATTTGCTATTTTTTTCTGTGTTTCCTTTGGGTTGCGTTGGAAGTGGTGGAATATAGAATCCTTGACCTCTAACGGCTTGAGCCATAAGTTGGGACGCTCACATATCCCTATTAGTTTCTTTTGCTGTGCGGCCTCTAGTGAGAATACCAGGTCCGTCATTCGTTGGTTCTCGTGATATGCTATATCACTTGGGCAGAAGTAATCAGTCCGGAACGCTGTGACTCCTGTGCCACATACATCAATGTAGTGGTCACCCTCCTGAGCCTTGAGGCAATGATGGAAGTGGTGACCGCTGTAATACTGTATATCTTTCCCGAGTAACAGGCGGCCATGGTATGTAATGATACACCCATACCGCTCTATTCTCTCGACTGTCTTATCAACGTAGTCAGGAGGGTACACTAGATCATCATCCATGGTGAAAAAGTATTCGGGTTCCACTAGTTGCTGCAATGCTAAAAACTTGCCATTGTCCGTGAGGTTTCTGTCTGGCATTCCTGCCATCACCTTGTCCATCCCTATCAACCAATCCGGCACCGCGTCGAACTCATTGAGACAGATACGCACCTCATCAACCTGGTCAATGATAGACGCCAACATCAAACTCAATTGGTTCTGACGTGAGGGCATTGTTGCGATGTTTGCGG